AAAAAAGTCACCAAAAAAGCGTGCTGTAAAGGCTGCAAAGAAAATCATTCTTGCGAAGGGAATAAAAGTAAAGCGAGGAGTAGAGTCCAAGCTAGAAAAAAAACCCGGAGGAAGTAATGTTGGAGAATATAAAAAAGTTTCTAAGGGGAAGTTCTGTGGTCCTAGTGGCGGTTCTCCTAAGGCTAGCTATCCTGTTAATTCTGCGAAACGCTGTCGTGCCGCTTTAGCTTATGCTCACAATGCTCCTAATCCTTCAGGGATAAGATCGTGCGTCCGCCAAAAATGCAAGGGTAAGGTTAAAGAGTTTGAAAAGAAGAAGTGATAATCCAATGTCCCTCTTGTAAGATACAGACCAAAGACTCCACCTACCCTGAGGAAGGATATTCTACTCCCATTTGTTCTTTTTGTTCACAATCACGTACTCATAAAGAAATCCTAGACTGGCAAGTATCCAATTTAGAGCAGATTCCTCCTGAGTTTTTTCCTGTTGTATTTAGACATTTCTATAGGTATCTTTGTAGTCAACTTAAAGATATAAGTAGTGGAGAATATGGTAGAGACAATAGGAAAAATAGCGACTGATCTGCAAGTCAAAGCTGATATGCAGACTGATTCTATAGAACTGCAAAGAGAAATGCTTGACGGCTCGAATTCTGAAAAGTCATTTGAAGATGAAGTAAGGTTTACCATTAATAGAGGTCTTAAAGACAGTGAAATTAATGGAGATTTCTTCGTCGTGGTATTGACCAAGAAAGAGCGTCTATTAAAAAACGTTCTTCGGAATTACTTCTTTTATAGACAATCGTGTCCTACTCCTGAATTTGATCAAACGGTTTACCATTATCACCGAAAAGTAGATGAGGCGGAAAATCTATGGACCGTTCCTAATAATGCAGCATGTCGTTTTCTTCCAGAGCTAAGTAAAGACTTGCCTGAAGATCAGATGAGACTTGTTTATATGGTAGAGGCCTTTAATAACGGAGACTTAGACAGACTATGTTCTAAGCTTAACCTTAAAAAAGAATCAAAGATTCTTATAACTCCCTAACTACTAATCTTCTACTTATTTCTACTGATTTAGTAATAACCGTATATTTATTTGTAGTTAAATATTTAATTATTTATACTTATGGAAGGTATTTTCGCATAGCCAGCGTCATGGTCATACCCACTCGACGTACCGCGTTAACGTCAAACGCAAAGGAGATATATGGACGAACCAACTTTGAACGTAGCTGAAGAAATTCAGCAAGAGGAAGCCGTTCAGCCTCAAACAGACCAAGAGTCTGAGTCTAATATTCCCGAAGGTTCATCTCAGGAAGAGAAGAGGGCTACATCGAAAGATGAGAACTTTATCAGACTAAGAGAAACCAAGGAGCAGCTTGAGAGAGAGAATAGAGAGCTTAAGCAATATTATCTGAAGATGCAAGCGAAGGAATCCCCTAAAGAAGAGGATGATTTCAACGTAGAAGATGATGATATAGTAGAAGGTCGAATTGTTAGAAAGCTTCATAATGAGATTAAGGAACTGAAGAAATTCAGAGATTCTTATAATCAAGAGAAGCAGGCTAGTATACCCGATCGTCTCAAATCTAAGTTTTCTGATTTCGAACAAGTTGTAACTCCTGAAAATGTAGAGAAATTAAAACAAACCGAGCCAGAGCTTTATGCTTCTATAACGGCTGGGGGAGATCTCTATAATAAAGGCGTTTCGGCTTACAAGACGTTGAGGGCGATTGGTATTGTGAAAGATGATCCATATGTATCAGAGAAAAAACAAGTGCAATCTAACACTGAAAAGCCTGTGTCATCACAAGCAATTCGGGGTCAGGGCGCCTTGTCCGACGCAAATATCTTTGCTCAGGGATTGACTCCGACTTTAAAGAAACAACTCCAAAAAGAAATGGAGGAGGCTTCTAAGGCTCGATAACTCGAGGTATTAGATGACTACAACAACATCCATCTTGTCCGCTCCGGTTCAGCAGAGTTTTTCTTACAAGCTTTTGTCTGTTCCAGTGCCGAACATGATTTATAATATACCTGCGATGTATAAGCAAATGCCCCGTAATGGTGGTACAACACTTAGAATGCGCAGATATGATCCTTTGGCAACAGCCACAGTTCCATTAGGGAACACAGGGGTAACACCTCCACCACAACTACTAACCGCGGTCAACATTGACGCGACGATTGATTTTTACGGGACATACATACTGCTAAATGAGCAAGTAACCCTTCAGAATCAAGACCCTGTTCTTAATGAAGCTGCTCAAAGATTGGGAATATCCCTTAACGTACTGGGGGATATAAAACTTGACCTGAATACCTGGGAAAATCTAAAGGCTGCATAGCCCAAGACAACCCGAGGGAACTTGAACATCTTAAACACCTTTTTTATTTAGCTTATGAACTTCTTCGACAATCAACTCTCTTTTGGAAATGACAGCTTCCATGCGTTCTTTAAACGCATTGGAATGTCTATCTCCTCCATTAGGGATAATAGTTTTGTTGAATTCTATAAGCTGCTCACAGACCTGTTTTTTTCTAGTCCTGAGAAAAACATATATTCTGTTAAGGATAATAAGAAGAGATTTAGACTGAAGAGACCAAATTGCTACAGCGCGTTTGTTTCTCTTTATATGTACGAAAGAAATGTTGCCACCAAACCTATCCATAAGCCAAGGAAAAATGGGATATCTTGTATTTCCTATTTCAAGAGAAGTATGATAGACCTTATTAGGTTTATCAGGCGGCTTCCAGGATTTGATCCTAAAAGTACCTTCTGCTTCAATAAGACCCGCGAGATAAGCAAAATCTTGATCGGTCGGAATTATGGATGGTTTAGTAGATTTGATTTTATTAATCAATTCTTCTGTAACAAAATCTCTCATTTTATTTCTCCTGCATATTTCTATGAGTTTTATACGGTGTTTAAAAGTTTGCTGCCCAACAGCTTGATAATTGGATCCTTCAAGTATCCAGCAAGATAAGCAAATTCTGTAGTCATGAGATACATGATACAGTCAAACTGAAAAGATGTCAAGACCCGCAGAGACTAAGCGGTCGAGATGCTGATAAACAGGCATATGCGATAGTCCGACCCCATGGGAAATCATGGGAGGGAGGAATAACAAGACTCCCCGCTGCATTTTTAAATGTAGTCAGTATTCGTTTTAAAAACGAAGAAAGTAACAGAAAAAGCAGACAAACAGAGGATGAATTAACTCGTAATATGCTTGCATCTACGGCTTCTTTCATCAATGCAACGGGTGGTACTAATGGAGACAATCCTACAGAACTAACTCGTTCAGACGTAGATGATGTTATTCGCACATTAGCTGATAACAATGCATATACAATTTCTGCGAACATTCGTGGAGAAGACAGATTTGGTACAGCACCGGTACGAGATGCATATTTCGCACTGGCTTCTACTAAATTGATTGGTGACTTAGAGAATGTACAGGGATTTATTGCTAAAGCCCAGTACCCTTCTCCAATGGAAGCTTTAAGAGAAGAATGGTGTTCCATTTCTAACTTAAGATTCTTAGTATCCTCTATTGGCTCAGTTTCAGTGGGCGCATCTAACCTCGGTGCTGACGTTTATAACGTCTTCAATGTAGGTATGGAAGCATTCGCTGTTATCGAACAAGATGGTTACAGCTCACAGTTCTTATATCGTCCACCTATTTATGATGGTCCTTTAGCGCTTAACGCTTCAGTAGGATATAAGATGGCACAAGTACCACGTATCACCAACGATGCATGGATCATTAATCTACGTACAACCCTAGCAGCATAAGGAGGCTATAATGGACAACACAATTATCCAACAAGGCCGCTTTACTTCTACGGGAGAAGCGGTAGAATTACAAATCCGATCTGATGTAGATTGGATGCGAGTAATAAACTATACGATTGCTGATGCTGATCAAACAGCCGCTATCGGTGTAGAGTATTACTGGCAGAGAGGTATGGCAGCAGACACTGGGATTTCTTATTTGAAATCAAATGCAGCAGCAGCGGCTAACTTAACGAATGCGATGGCATCAGGTGGTTTTACACTTCTTGATACATCTGATTCACCTCTTGGTCCTATTAATGCCACAATCACAGCTATCAGTGCAGCAGCACCTCCTGTTTCAACAAATACGGGTGTGAATGCTTTATCTGCTGGCGATGTAGTAAGATTGACTAATGTAGCAGGAGCTCAACAATTAGGTGGACTAGACTTTACAGTAGGGAATGCAACTCTTTCCGATACTACTTTTAGTCTTGATTATATGCCTTTAATTGTAGCGGGTACAACAGGGTCTTGGAGAAAAGTAAATTTCCAACCTCAGTTCTATCCTAGACATAGAGCTATTAGCTCTATCTCAGCGGCTCAAAGTGCAGTTGTTATTATGACTGTTACCCATGGGTTTACTGTTGGACAAGAGGTAAAACTCGTGGTTCCTGCAGCTTATGGAATGGTACAAGCAGATTCTCTTCAAGGTAAAATTACAGCAATAAATACAGCGACTAACTCTATTACACTAGATATCGATTCTAGTGCTTTTACAGCTTTTGCGTTCCCTGTTTCTGCTATAGTTCCTTTTAGTCCTGCTTTAGTCGTTCCAGTGGGACAAGCAGTTGAAGGTACAACAAGCAATCTATTAGATGATGCGACAATAAATACTTCATTCTTAGGAATGAAATTAGCAGCTGGTACAGCAAGTCCAGCGGGCGCTAATGCTAATGTAATTTACTGGGTAGCTGGTAAATCCTATAGTGTAAGTAACGCTTAGATAAACTTTAGAGGGGAGAAATCCCCTCTTTTCATACAGTGGAGACGATATGACAACAATAATCAAACAACAGCCTAACAGGCGTAAGATCACCAGTACCGAGATGAATAAACTCAGAGAAGCAGATCACAAAATGGTGAAGGGCATATTCAGATGTTATGAGCCAAGAGGTGGTTCTTTTACTTTTAATTTTAAAAAGTATAAGGGTGATAATGTCTTAAAGTATACTATGGTCGATGGCGAAACCTACGATGTTCCAATCATGGTCGCTAAACATTTAAATCAAAACTGTTGGTATCCAAGACATACCCACATTCAAGATATGAATGGAGTACCCATGGTAAATCAGGGCAAGAAAGTACAGAGATGTAGTTTTGAAAGTCTAGAATTTTTTAGGGAAGAAGAATGAGCACACTCGGTCTAATACGAAATAAAGTTAGAAGATTGACGGGGCGTCCCTCGGAGCAACAGATAACACTTGCTCAAGTGGATGAATACATTAATACGTTTTATCTCTATGACATGCCTGAGACTCTCCGTCTTTTTGATCAAAAGACTATTTTTCAATTCATGACCGAAGCGAACGTCGACACGTACGATATGCGTAACCAAATGGTTACCGATGATGCGGGAAGTTCTACTCTTTATCGAGCAGCCGATGTTTATAATAACCTTATTCCTCCTGCTTACGTAGCTGGATATCAGGTAATGTGGACTCAGTCCAGAGAACAGCTCTTTATCCAATATCCTGCAATCGCTCAGTTAAATCAAACGTTAGAGGGAGATGGAACAGCAGGTCCTTATAGTGTTACTTTTGCCAATACTCCTATCTTACAAAGATCTGTCTCAGTCGGAGCCATTGATAATACCGAAACAGTTATCAATCTAGTAGATGAGCCAGTGAATAGAAGAGATGGGGACTTGTATCCTATAAATACAATGGTACCCACCGCTATATCTCCTTTTGATATCAACTATCTAACGGGGGTTGTCACTGTAACTTTTTCTAATGCAATACCTATAGGGAATGAAATCTCTTTTAGTGGTGTTCCTTATGTGGCTAATAGACCCCAAGCCATCTTATTTTTTGATAACATCCTGACGATGCGTCCTATTCCGGATGCGAGTTATCTAATACGGATCGATGCTTATAAGCGACCCACCTCTTTACTAGCTACTAATACGAATCCGCAGTTAACTCAGTGGTGGCAATATATAGCTTTTGGTACAGCTTTAAAGATATTTGAAGATCAACAAGACATGGACGGCTATAATCAGATAATGCCGATGTTTATGAAACAAGAAAGTCTTGTCTTAAGACGGACAATTGTTCAGCAAACTAACCAAAGAACTAGTACTATTTATACAGAAGGACTCTCGTTTCCTTATGGTAATAATAACAATCAATTTTAGGAGGCTCAATGGCCTACGTTCCCACCACTCCTAGTGGCCCTTCCGAAGATCCTTCTCAAAGCCAACCCAAAATTACTGCTAACTTTGAAGGCATAAGCACCTTTGTACAAGTTAATCATGGAAACTTTGACGATCCGGATGAGGGCAAGCATTTATTTATGCAAATGCCGGTTCAAGGAGCAGCTCCTACTACAGGAGCAACTGAAGGAGCTTTATACACTAAAACTCTAGCAGCTCAAGCAGAGCTTTATTACCGTAAACAAAGTTCAGGAGCGGAAGTGCAAATGACAGGACCTTTTACTGCTGCTGCTAATGGCTTAGTAACTCTACCTGGTGGGCTCATCATTATATGGGGCACAGCCTCATCTGGAAACGGACTTCCAGTAAGCTACCATACGGCTTTTCCTACAGCTAGTTTTACAGTCCAGGTAACGCAAAATACCACGGGAGCACTAGCGGTAGGAGCGGTAGTTGTAGATAATACTCAATTTACTTTTTTTTCTAATCCTCCTAATGTAGTGAGTTTCTCGTATTTAGCTATAGGTAACTAATGGCCCTTAAACCTTTTCTAATAGCTCCAATCAATGGGGGTTTAATAAACAATTTAGAGCCCTGGTTATTACCAGAGGACGCCTTCTCTGTATTGAATAACGCTTATGTTTGGAGAGGAAGGGTTAGGAAGAGATTTGGTACAGCTTTACTAGGGGATACGGATTTACTTTCTAGGCTAAGAATTGACCTAGGAAATACGGATGCATCGGGAAATTTAGCTTTAACAAATATTCCTGGTATTCAATTAGAAGTGGGAATGATGTTTAGTTGTGGAACTAATATTTTTACTGTTACCGTGGTTCCCACTGTAGGTTTGACTTCTCCAACTCTTTCTACTACTTCTCCTTCCACTGGAACAGTTGAATTTACTTCTACCCCTCCTAATTTATATAAATTTTCTATTGGTGGTTCAGATGGTACTATAGCTAGTACGGCAGTGTATTTCTATCCGGCTACTCCGGTCATGGGACTTAGACAAAGAGAGCTAGGAACTATAAATGTAGAAGAAACAGTGGGTTTCGATACACAATTTAGCTACATTAGATCGGGGGGTGGTTGGGAGAGATTAGATACAGCATCCACTGGGATTTGGACAGGAAGCGATTCAGATTTCTTTTGGTCAGTTAATTATCGAGGAGTGAATTTGTATGAGACAGCGTTGTATGTAGTGAATGGTGTGCAAGCTGATGGAATTAGATTTCTTCCTCAAGGATCGACTGCGTGGACACCTATAAATCCACAAACTACAGTACTGGCAACGTTTAAGTTAAATAGTGGTAAAATAATTATAGGATTTAAAAATAGACTTATAGTGTTAAATACTTTGGAGACGGTAGCGGGATTGCCCCGACAATTCAAAAATAGAGCTCGTTGGAGTATAAACGGTGACCCGACGGTTGAGGCCACTTCATGGAGAAGTGATATAAGGGGACAAGGAGGATATAACGATGCGACTACCACGGAAGCTATCGTTACTTGTGAGTTCATCAAAGATCACTTAATTGTATATTTCGAAAGATCCACCTGGGAATTAGTTTATACGGCCAACAAAGGTCTTCCATTCGTCTGGCAAAAGATTAATAGTGAACTAGGAGCCGAAAGTCGATTCTCGGTTATTGGATTTGATAAGGAGGCTTTAGGGGTGGGAAATGTAGGTGTTCATGCTTGCAATGGAACCAATGTAGAAAGAATCGATCAGAAGATTCCCGATGAAGTTTTTAAAATACATAACGGAAATGATGGGCCAAAGCGAGTCTATGGAATAAGAGATTACTACAACGAACTTGTTTACTGGACTTTTCCGAGTGCTACTCACAACCCCACTTATCCTAACCGGGTATTAGTTTATAATTACCAAAATAAATCATGGGCCTTTACTGACGATTCATTTACATGTTTCGGGTACTTTCAAGAAGATTCGGATTTAACCTGGGCATCTGTAGGAAGAATATACGGTACTTGGGAGAAATGGAATACTCCATGGGGATCCGCTACTAATCAAAGTCAGTTTGCAAATATATTAACTGGAAACCAGCAAGGGTTTACACACTTGATAAAGCCGGGTCGATCATCTAATTCCCAATCTCTTTATATCACAGCTATGACTCCGGCTACATCTACTATTACATGTCCTAATCACAATTTACAGACAGGGGATTATATCCTTATTGAAGATTCCCAAGGAGTTACTGATCTAAATGGTATTGTTGTAAGGGTTTCTGGGCCCATTGGAGGTGTTGATAGTTTTCCAATCGATACTTCTTTCACAGGAACATATACAGGAGGAGGTAAAATTACTACCGTTTCTAATATCGATATTAGAAGTGTACAATTTAATCCTGGTACTCCAACAGGTCTTCAGTTTGCTATGCCTTACATTGATTTACTATTAGATAAAACAGAAGAAGGTGAGGTTTCAGTTGATTATTTAATAGATTCTACTATTGGATGGACTATTCAAAGTCAGATCGAAAACCAGGAAGCGGGTAATGGAGAACCAACCGTACTACTAGGGAATAATATTCTATTTACTAAACCGGAAACAAATAGTACTTATCAAACTCAACAAGAAAGAATTTGGCATAGATATTATGTTCAAACGGAAGGACGAATGATTCAACTCAAATTATACATGTCCGACTCACAGATGAGGAATCTATCTATTTCCAATAGCAACTTTCAGCTTAATGGAATAATACTTTACGTCGAGCCTACGGGGAGGATAATTGGATAGTGTCTTCTAACTTCGAAGGAAATACAAGCAACTTACTTCCCAATACTTTTTTAATTCCCCAGGATCCAGTTCAAAAAGATTTAATGTTGAGACGGTATCTAGATCAAATAGCTACTGCGGTTAATGATAAGGACTCTGCTATTTATGATGGTTTAGAAACTATAACAGGACAACAGTTTTATCCAACTTTTCCTGGCACAGAATCAACCAACTCAGTTTACAGAGAAGTTTATCGAAAAGTAATTGATTGCGGTACGCTTCCTTCATCAGCTTCTTCCACTACTGCGCATGGAATAACAACTACACAAGACTTTACTTTTGTTAAGATATATGGAACCTCAACCGATCCTGGCGTGTCAACTATCACTTCTTCTATTCCTCTACCTTACATGAATACTACTACCCCTGGAGATTCTGTAGAGTTGTCGATCAATGCTACGGATGTTATCATTACTACTACTACGGCTAACTACGCCGCTTACACTAGAACGTTCGTCGTCCTCGAATGGATGACTCAACTTTAGGAGCTTAACATGGCCTTTTTAGATTTTCTCCTTGGGAAGAAAGAAAAAACAGAACAAGTCCCAAGATTTACCCCTCAACAACAAGGTCTTCAAAACGACGTTATATCTGGTACTCAGCAAGGTCTTCCTCAAGCCTTTCAATATCTTCAACAAATACTCGGTGATAGTCCCGAACTGATGGAGCAATTTCAAGCTCCTGCAATGAGACAATTCAACGAAGATATTATTCCATCTATAGCCGAAAGATTCTCTTCTATGGGTTCTCAAAAGAGCAATGCCTTTGGACTAGAGCTAGGACAAGCAGGGGCGGGTCTAGCAGAGAACTTAGGAGCTCAGCGAGCGAATCTAAAGGGTGGAGCCGTTAATAGCTTACAGGGTCTTCTAAACCCCAGTATGCAGTCATCCTTTGAAAACAATTTCCGTCCGGCTACTTCCGGGCTATTAGGCGGTGCTTTGTCTAATGCTTCTCAAGGGCTAGGCCAAGCGGGTGGGATGGCTGCTATGATGAAATTATTACCAATGCTAGGAATCCTATAGGTTATTTATGATCGTTACCCCTCAACATGATTATGGTGAAGAACTCGGACAAGCGTTGGGCGGTGGGTTTTCTTCCGGAGCTAATCAACTTATGAAATTTAAGTTGCAGAGTATGCTTAGGGAAAGTATGAAGGCGAAAGAAGCTCAGAAGCCTTTTTCTATGTTGGATATGGGCAATAATTTAGTTCGAACTGGTATGGACAAAGATTTGGTTTCATCCATTGATGGACATAAACTGAACGACATGGCGCAGCTAGCCTCAAATTATTCCAAAACTATGTCTCGAGATGACGCTTTGTTAAAAGCCAGGGATGAAATATTAGGGATAGGCAAAGAGTCCCAACTCTCTCAAATTCTGGGAGGAGGTGAACCAGCCGACTCCTGGGGAGATGTTTTGAAAAAAGCATATACCGGAGGAAACATTGGGAGGGGAATTTCCGCTTCTAAAGGTGAAGGAGCCGAATCGTTTAAAGAGAGAACCTCATTAAAAAATCCAACCTTCCTTCAAGAACTGGTTCACGATGGGAATAGGTTGGTAGCGGATTCCCCCTCTCTAGCAGTCGGTGGGGCTTTAGGATTCGCTGCAGGAGGACCCGGGGGGATAGCACCAGGATCTATAGGATTTAATCGGGCTTTAGAAACAGGGTTAGAAGAGTATCAAAAATATATAGATAAAGGTAAAAAAGGTTCGTTTAAAGACTTCTTAGTTTCCTCCGGTAAGACAGCCCTATCCGGAGGAAAAGGAACGGCCCAAGGTTTATTGCTCAATTACCTAGGTCCCCTGTCGGTTTTGGATAAGATTCCGGGAGGAAAGAAACTACTAAATATGACCGGAGGTAAGGCGGTTTCGTCTTTGATCAATACTGCATCCAAAGCGGGGATCTTTTCTGCTGGTAGTTCAGCTATAGAAGGAGAGATGCCTACTCTCAGACAATTTGGAAAAGATCTGGCTTTGTTTGCAGGATTTGATCTCCTCCGTGTAGCCAATCCCAAAGCTCGTAATGCACTTAATAAAATGAGAAAGAAGGGATTGGGTGGGGAGGAACTTGGAAATAAGATTAAAGAAACAGCGGAGTCCAAAGGCTACGACCTAAACAAATCGGGTGATATTGAAAGAGTAGTCAGGGACATTACCGAAGAAGCCTCCCCCAAGGGAGAAGTCCTAAGAGAAACTATTAAAGAGCAGCCGATCAAGCCCCAATCTCCTAAAGAAGTTGCTAAGAATTTAAAAAACCGTCCCTTAGATGAATATATAAAATGGGATGAAGATTATAAATCTCAGAAGGATTCTCCCTTAACAACGCGCGAAGAAACGAAGAGATCAGTTGCGGGGGAAAATGCACAAGAAAACCGAAGAAGGCTAAAAACACTTCAAGATGATTTATCTCATATCCAGGAGACTTTATCCAACCCTAAAATAAAACCAGAACCTCGAGCTATGGCTGAGGTGGCTAAGGCTGGGACAGAACAACAAATAAAGCTTCATGAGAAAGCAATAGAAGAGCAGAGTTCGATTGAAAAAACGGGTAAAAAACCATTTAGAGAGCACGAAGTTTTAGAAGGGATCGACAAGCATATAGAGGAACTGAGTCAGGCTGCTGAATTTCCTCAAGGAGAAATGGCCCATAAATATAAGAATTGGTTTGAAAGAGACCAGAAATATATTGATAAACTTTTTGAACTAAAAGAAAAAGGAGAAATTCCAGAAAAAGCCTTTAAAGATCACTATATTAAAGTACTGGATATGTATAAGAAGGGATACAAGGAAGCCTGGGAAAGATCGAATGATTTTTATAAAGATATGAAGCCTTTTACTAAGGGAGCGTTAAAAGAACACATCGGGAAGGAAGTTCCTGTTATGGAGAGGTATAGAAATCTACTAGAAAATAATATGGATATAAATGAAGCTAAAATTAAGCTTCAAAAAGACAAGTACAATTCCCTTTCCCAACTTAAAAAGCCTTTAGTTAAACACCATCTTAAAACGATGAGGAACGATCTTAAGTCCATTCAAAATGATTATGTTAGACAGATAAAATATGCCGACGATTTAACTAAAAAAGTTGAAAGTCAATTCAAGAAGAACCTTGAACCTTTCGAAAAAGATGTGACTAACGTGACAGAAAAAAAACTACACAACTTATCTCGAAAAGGAAAAGTTCCTTATGAAGACGTTAAGAAAGCCTATAAGGAATCTCAGTCAATTGGAGAGGATCTATTTGAAAGCCTTAAAAAAGGAAAGATCTCTCATGAGTTTCAGCCTAAAATTAAAAAGTTCTTTTCTAAAAACCCTAAATTACCCAAAGCAATGGCAGGTGGGCTTATATTAGGAAGTATACAAGAATGGGTTAAGAGTCTAACGGGCATTCATGTCCCAATAAGTGCTCTTTCATTTGCGTTTGGAGGAAACAAATGGTTTCAACGTATGAGATACGGAGCAGCCTTGATGTTTGGCATAGGAAAACAAATTCTCAATAAACTGGGGACCGCATCTCAGAGAAGAAAATTCGAAAAAGCCAATACCTTTGAAGAAAAACAAAAGATAATTAATGAACTCATTCAAAAAGGATGGAGTAGACAACGTCGCAAGAAGGTTATTCCGAGTTCATAGCTACTTTTACCTGTGCCCACCATCCCTTATAGTCTTCAGTAGGGTCGATTGTTACATCCTTAAACACACTCACTATCCAAATAGTAAAAATTATTCCAGCAGTTGTCATGTCAATTCCCCCTTATTTTTTCTTCTTTAGCTATCTGCTCGGTAACGGCTTGTAACACATACTTCGTCATAGACATGTTTCTATAGGTGGCATGAAGTTTAATTTTAGTATGAATATCCTTATGGATACTCATTAGCAGTATTTTAGTAGATTTTATCATATATAAATATATAACATCAACGGTTATTAATTGCCAATTTAAATCTTAAGTTATATAATTAATATTTAATTTTAATTACTCCTTTGAGGAACCATGGCAAAAATAACCCAATCTTACGGATTCGATAATCCACTACAAGAAGTCTTCCCAAAACCTATCGTTAGTAATAGGGCTCCTACTACTACTGATAAGAAATTTCCAATCGGGCAGCAATGGGTCAATAAAACAGCAGGTACTTTTTATGGGCTTTCATCAGTGGTTGCTGGCTCAGCTGAATGGGAAGTTCTTGGTGGCTCTGGAGGCGATGTAAACACACTTACTGGTACAACTGGTGGAGCGGTTCCTCCAGCTGCTGGAACCATTAACCTTGCTGCCGGTACTGGTATTGCGATTGTCGGAGATCCGGGAACAAGTACATTAACCTTTTCATCAGCGGGTACTGCGGCCGAGAGCTTGACAGGTGACAGTGGTGGTGCAGTCTCAGCTACTGCTAACAACATTTCATTACTCTCTGGAACAGGAATGAGTATTATAGGTGATCCAGGTACAAGCACCCTTACCTTTACATCAGCTGCATCTTCTCCAGAGACTTTAACAGGAAATAGCGGTGGAGCCGTCAGCGCCACACTTAATGACATAAGTCTTATTGGGTCAGGTGGTGTATTAGTTACTGGGAATCCTGGAACTAGTACGTTAACGATTACCGCTCCAGGTGGAAGTGCATTCCCTGTTTCAGCTTACACTGTTGGAATCGTAGGAGAAGCTGATTATCAAACTATCGCTGCAGCCATTACAGCGGCGACTGCTACTGGAGGGACCATCTATATACAGGATGGAACGTATAGCGAAAACCTAACCTTAGTTTCTGGGGTTAATTTACGAGGGAACGACGGAACTTCGGTAATCATCTCAGGTATCCATGTGCCTCCTGCCACTGGATCATTAACTATAGAAAACATAGCTATGACTGGAACTTCGGCTATCTTTTCTCTAGCAACTCCAATTTCACCGACACTGATCTTAAAAGGGGTAAACATTTCCCTTATTAATGGTATTTGTTTTGAGTTGGCTGCTATGAGTGGAACCATCCTTATGTTAAATTGTACTAATCTGGGTACAACGATTGATGCCATTCTAGATTGCACCTCCGGTTGTACCTTTATTGCAAAGGATAGTACTTTAGGAGAAGGAACAACTCCTTTCACTAATACCGATGGAGAAAGTAGTTTCTATAACTGTACTGTTTCTTGTCCTATCTTAGTCGATGGTATTGGAATAGGTTTAGTCGATTTCTGCAGTTTAGAAGGTACATTTACAACTGCTGGAAGTGCTGTTTGTCGAGTAAGCCATACTAACATTGATACGGTCGCATCCGATTGTGTGACTCATAACTCTACCGAAATTCTTACTGTCGATGAGTCTACCCTAAATTCTGGTGGTACGTACGCAATCGGAGGAACAGGTAGCGGGATCGTTTATATAACCTCAAATACCTTCTTCAGTCCTCCAGATATTCAATCCTCTTTGACTAACATTAACGGTTATACTTCCATTTCAAATTCTTATAGAACAAGTGATCCTGCCAATGCAGTTCTAATAGAAGATAATGAAGTTACGGGATTTGGTGCAGGAGCTGATGTTGACATTCTCTTAACTCCTAAAGGTATTGGTAAAATTAAATCTTCTTCGGACGTGGCTTTAATTACTGCGGGGACTTCATTAGTTGTGACCGGAGGAGCCGCAACCGACTTTATTGGTTCAGGGGTTCTAGTTAATGGAACTGTCACCATTCTTAACACTAACATTGCTGTAAACGATGTAGTTTTAATCACTCGTGTAAGTGGAGCCGCTTCCACAACTTTAGGTGAGTTAAGTGTAGTTATTACAGCGAATACTAACTTTGTTGTTAACTCTTTACAAACAGCTGTTCCCGGATCGATAGAAAGCAACGATGTCTCAACTTTTACTTACTTTATCGTTAAATACGTGTAATTACAGGAGTCTATAATGTCATATGGAAAAAGAGTTTTATTTGAAACTTTACGAGAGGAGTCGTTCTCTTTTACGGCTGCTACTTATAAGGCATTTGGTGATCCCTTGTCTAATTCTTGCAGACAAATAAGATTTACTAACGAGATGGATGAACCGATGTATATTTCATTCGACGGTACTAATAATGTAGAAAGAGTAGCCACTAACAGTTACGTCTTATGGGATTTTTGTTCCAATAAAGTAAACGATGGTGGATTTTTCCTTGGAAAAGAAACTCAGATATATATTAAAAATGCCTCGGGAGCACCCACTTCCGGAGTCTTTTATGCTACTGTAGTCTATGGTAAAGGAGATAACTAATGTCTAATGCAGGAATTGTTTCTTCAACGGTTACATCAGGTACCTCATCTATAAATCTTCAAGTTTTTGAATCCTCTGGAGTCTATACTCCTACCTCTGGTATGACTCATTGTATCATAGAATGCGTCGGTGGGGGTGGCGGCGGTGGCGGAATTGCCAATTCCACCGTAGGAAATACTGGAACCGCTGGGTCTGGAGGTGGTGCAGAATATACTAAAACTTTTGCTACGGCTGCGACAATCGGAGTTTCTCAAGTGGTCACTGTCGGTGTATTAGGTGAAGCTGGGACGGACGCAGACGGAAACGGGGCAAATGGTGGTACGACCTCCTTAGGGACTATTATAACTGCAATTGGAGGTTCGGGTGGAACTGGCGGAAAAGGGGCTGCGGGCGGAATCGGTGGTACGGGTGGAACAGGTGGTTCCATTACTATCCGAGGGGGTAACGGTGCAAGCGGAGAAGTAGGAATTAGCATTAACATATACGTGACTCAAACTTCTGGAGGATGTTCTTTTTTCTCCCCTAAAAGTGACGGAGGAAAAATTAATCTATCTAAAGTTGGATCTCCGGCTATTGATTACGGTCAAGGCGGTGGTGGAGGGATAAGTTTCAACAACCAAGGAGCTGCTGCAGGCGGAAGAGGATTTTCTGGGGTAATTGTAATAACGGAATTTATATAAAATGACAGTACCGGGTGGATCACC